CTCTCTGTAATAACTTGACCTACTTGTTGTGGTGAGGCATGTATGTTTTTAATCATTGAAGGCATCTCCAAACTCACTCCTATCTAATTGAACTGCTGGTGTTGCAAATTCTACTTCCATAACGCCTCGCCACAACGGTTTCATTTGCTCTTCAAAAAGCGCCATTTCGATATCACCTGATAATGAACCAGGGCATACAAACCCGACTTCTTTTAACGCAAATTTCATCCGGTTCATGACATGCAGCGTATCTCGCCACCCTTGGCGTTCATCCTTGCTATACGTACCGATTAAAAATCTAAATTGTATTGTATTACTATCTTTTAAATTATCTTTTTCATACAAAAAACGAACAATGACGAATGGGTAGTCGTCCTGTTCGGTATCATCTTCACCACGTCGCGCATTTTTCTTCGGTGGCAAATAGCCATCATATACTGTCGGTGGTTTCCAAATATCTTCATCTTTCGTTTGTAAGCGCATATCTGCCAAAGCATCTGTAAAAAAAGCAACTAATTCATCGGTCATATTTAAAGCATCCATCTTATCAGCCTCCGTATAATAGTCGGTTCATTTCATGGTCAAGACGTTTATCCAATGTTTTTTGTGCATGGGTCGTAATATTTGTAAATACTTTTGGCTCTCTCGTCATTTGGGCTATAGAAGGTCCATATCGTCCCTTAATCGGTAACCGCCTTTTTCCAACACGTGTAAAGGCATTCATATGTGCATTATCCATTTTTGCAACAAAGGCATGTGGAATGAGTTTTCTACTACTACCTTTTTTCACACGAGCACGCACGGACATGACATCGGGCATTGTAGGTGTGATATCAAACTTCATTAAAGGCGTTACGCCCCCACTTATATGAACATGCGCTGATAGCTGGCTAACGGTCGCTTTCTTGACCTTCATCGGCTTTTTGACATCTAGAGCTCGAATCACATACTTAGCTCGAACTTCCTGACTCGCCTTTGTTCTTG